TAGGTGCAGGCACCAATGTATATGTAGCAGGATTTGCGGCTCAAGGTCCAACTGACGAAGTTAACTTAGTAACAACGATTTCAGAGCTTGAACAAATTTACGGAATACCTCAAACACCTGCTGAAAGATATTTTTATCATACATGTAAAGAATTAATTAATTCACCAGCTAGAGTACTAACAACCCGCTTACCATACGGGCCAGATTCAGGAGATGCATTTGCTTCATCATATAGTGCACTTTTATATCCGGTAACAAAAGAAGCTAATACCTACAAAGTTGGAAAACCAAAACATATTAATCTTGATATTGCAGAATATAACAACATTATACAAAATAATATAACTTGGGAGAGTACAGGCTATACATCAACTGAAACTATAACACCAACAAGTGTACAACCTTTAACAGTTACTTTGCCTATTTCAACTGTTTTATATGCTGAAGAGATAATTGGTAAAACTATTACAAATGCTCAAGTATCTGCTGCCTATGTTGGTTTTGAAACAATCCCATTGGATCAAAAATTTGTTGCAGAATTAATTTTAAATGTAATACCTAATAATGCAATTTACCCTGTTGATAATATAATTGACGCAACACCATTTACGTACATTATAGAAAATCTAGATTCAGAGACAGCTAATTTTACATTTCAGGTTAATGTAACCTCAACCCCTCAAGTTATAACCGCCGGTGAAGCAGATTACGACCCCATACAAAATAAAATGTATGCAGGTCTTGTTGTAATTAATCAGCGCCAAACAACCGTAAATGAAGCATTTGAAGGTTATTACATTAATATAGCTGATAATTCTGAATTCGGAGCAGATTCAAACTTTACCGCGGTAAATACATTTTATAGTCTTACAGGTAATAATGTTTTTGCACCTGTAACTCAAGAAAGACTCACATTTGCTCTATCAGCTGCGTTTTTACAATCAGGTTCAGGTAGTATTTCAGAAACAATTGAAAGCATACCAACCTTTAAATTTGACGATTCATCATATAATGATAGTTTAGTAGTATCGGTGTTTAAGATTCGTAATTCAGTCTATGAGCCACAATTATTGGCAGCTTCACTTGTTGAAACCCATATAGGGTCCCTTAATAAAGAAAGAGATCAAGCAGCAGATCTTGGCGGTATTTCTCGTACATTCTTTTTACAAGATATAGTAAACGAAAATTCAAGCAATATTAAATTCTTTATAAATCCAAGCATATCAAAAGATAGATGGGTAGACGGAAATAGTGTTGCACCAAATTCAGCTGTACGTATTGCGCAAGACACTAAAGCAATATACCCGTACGGTGTATTTAACCCTGTATTTAATAGAGATATAAATAAGGTAATCGGCAGCGTACAAACAAAAGTAGAGCGCGCATTAAGTTTAGTAGATTCTACAGAAACAGCTCAAGTTGATGTAGTCGTAGATGGTGGTCTATCAACTATTCATGCTAATACAAATGTAAACGGTATTTTTGATGACGAAAAATTCTTAAACGTAACTGATTTAACTAACCCACAAAGTGAATTAGTACTAAAATGGAAGAGTTTATACACTACATTTAATACTTTTGCAAAAGACACTCGTAAAGATTGTATATATATTTCTGATCCATTAAGACAAATATTTGTTAATGGTGAAAATACTAAAACACTATCTATTAGAGGCAACACCTTTTCAACTGATGTTTATAGACCACTAAAAGCTCTTTATGAAACTGCTAATAGTAACTATTCAGTAGCATACGGCAATTGGGCTAAAGTTTACGATGTTTATTATGATAAACAGGTATGGGTACCTATCTCAGGTTTTGCTGCAGCAACTATAGCTAGAACAGATGCAACAGCATACCCATGGATTGCTCCAGCAGGTTTAAATCGCGGTATTTTAAATAACGTTTTAGATTTGGCAATTAATCCAAATCAAAAGCAAAGAGACTTCTTATACACTATATCAATTAACCCTGTAGTATTTTTCTCAGGAGACGGATTTGTAGTATTTGGACAAAAGACTCTACAAAATAAACCATCAGCTTTTGATCGTATTAATGTACGTCGATTATTCTTAACACTTGAAAAAGCAGTTTCGAATGTTCTTAAATATTATGTTTTTGAACCAAACACCGACTTTACACGCACTCGCTTAAAGAATGATATTGCCCCAGTATTCGATTTAGCAAAAAATACTCAAGGTTTATACGACTTCTTAATCGTATGTGATGAACGTAACAACACCCCTGATGTTATTGATCGTAATGAACTTGCAGTTGATATTTACATCAAGCCAGTTCGTGCTGCAGAATTTATATTGGTTAACTTTATTGCAACTAGAACCGGTCAAAACTTCCAGGAGCTAATTTAACGAATAAATAATTTAAATATATGGCACAAAACATCTCAGACTTCTATACAGCAGCGCAAAATAACGATTTCGCACGTCAGTTTCAATTTCGTGTAGTTCGTTTAGCTAACACTAATTTTAATGATACTCAATTAGTGTATGTTGAAACAGCAAATCTACCGGGCAGAGAAATTGTTAACGTACAGGTACCTTTTATGGGTTTAAACTTTAATGTACCAGGCACTGCTCAATATCCTGGATCTGATGCTTACAATGTAACGTTCCGTTGTGATCAAAGTTACAATATTCGTGCCGCTCTTGAAAATGCTACATTCAATACATTTGATGACGGTACTTCATCAGGAGATTATAATATTGCAAGAAACTCTTCTCAAATTATTTTATCTCTACTGAATAAAAACGGTTCATCTGTTAGAACATATACACTATTCGGCGCTTATGTAAAATCAGTTGGTGAGTCTACATACAATTTAGGAGACACCGGTACGATTGTTACAGTACCTGCCGTTCTAGCATATCAATATTGGAGAGTTACCGGTACTCAAAATTCCCCTACAGTAATCGGTCAGCAAGCTCAAACATAATTTTTTAGCGATTAAATATAGACATATAAATTATGTCTCAATTTAGAGGTCGTATCGCTAATTTTTTTCAGGACTTTTTAAGTCGTCCTGCAACTGCATTACCTAAAGGAGCTCAATGGGTTGTATCTTTTGAAACTATACCTATTCGTGCAATTAAAGAAGGTCTTAAATATGAACCTCAAACCTGGGAAGTAGATGAAGGTCTTGCTATTACAACAGCTGAATTATTACAAAAGCGTCAAGGATGCTTATTTGCTCAAGCTATAAATTTACCTGGAGAAGGGTACCAAGCAAATCCTGAAGGATTACAAATGAACGGGTTTTTACGTACCACTGTAGGTGCAGGTAGACAGGCTTATTCCCCTATACAGATGGTCTTTTTAGAAAGTAATGTAAGTTTTGTTGATAACGTTATTCGTCCTTGGGTTATTGCTACTTCCCATTTAGGCTTGATAGCCCGTAGTGGAGATTTAAATTATCGTACTAACTTAATTTGTTCCAAATTAGGAATATTGCGCCCTGATGAGCCACCTATCGTTACTCAAGAATATACTTTTTACGGGGTATGTCCTGTGTCTGTTACTTCTGAAGAATTAAATTACTCTACTCAAACAAATCCAATGTTTAGAGAAGCTGATTTTATATATCATTATTATAAGTTAAGTACAATTGGAGCTCGTTATTTTAAATCTGCAGAATTACCTCTACCATTAAGTACACCAGTTTACGGCCGCAACGAAAACCGCGCACCTATACGAAGATCGTAGCTTTTAATTGATATTTAGAATATATATAGTATATGTTTTTATATGAAGCTGAACTAACACAGCAAAATGTAGTATATTCTGAATTAAAAGTTAAACATTTTAAAGATATACTAAAATGTATAATAGGGGAAAATATAGATTTTAATACGTTTGTTTTAAACCTTAATAACATTTTAGCTGAATTAACCAATTTACCAATAGAAAAAATACTCAAAATTAATGTTGTAGACTATTTTTTACTATTAACGTATATTCGAACTACTAGTATTGGTGGAACTATAATAGCTGAAATACCTAACAACGATACAAAATTAAAAGTATCTATTAATATTAATAGAATTATTGAAACAATAAAAAATATCGAATATAAAGATATGTTAAAACCTGAAACTATTAATGGTATTAATATGACTTATAAGCTTCCAACACCGCATGAACTTTTATATTTAGACACAACAGATATAGAAACTTTTTGTATACCTTTTATTGAGAATGTATCATTTCAGAAGAAAAAAACTACTGCAATATTTTCAGAACTACCGTTTGAAACTAAAAAAGAAATTATTAAAAAAATACCAGCAAAAATAATTACAG